CCTGAGTGTTCCTAATGCGGCGGGACCGGCAGCAGCAGTGGCACCCGCAGCAGCACCGACAGCAGCAGTGGCACCCGCAGCAGCACCGACAGCAGCAGTGGCACCCGCAGCAGCAGCACCGACAGCATCAATGCAACGCATGAACCTGAGTGTTCCTAATGCCGCAGGACCGGCAGCAGCAGCACCGACATCAACAGCGTCAACTGCCGCAGGAACTATGGGTGCGTACAAATCAAGGGCAGCATCACCTGACACTGCAAGTATGGCATCAGCAGGCCCTATCAGTGATGTAAGTAAGTTATTAGTATTTGGAGGTAATAGTGGCACACTAGAAACCTTTAAGGGACTAGATTCTGGGTTACAAAAAGCGGTTACAAGTGCCGCAGAAGAATATAATAAATCTACAGGACAAAAAATAAAGGTAAACAGTGCTAAACGTGATTCGGCTGATCAAAAACGTTTATGGGACGAGTCAGTGGAAGCCGGACGGCCTGGTTGGGGGCCGAAAGGAATGCAAATTGCAAGACCAGGAACTAGTAAACATGAGAGAGGCGCTGCAATAGACATACAACAGTATAACGATCCTGTTGCGGTAGGATTGATGAACAAGTATGGAATGAAACAAACAGTGATGCCCAAAGACCCAGTTCACTTTGAATTAAAAGCTAAAAAAGGTGGAATGTTTAACGGTCCTGAATCAGGATATCCTGTAGAAATGCACGGCAATGAAATTATAACACCATTGAGTCCTAATAGTATTTTAGAACAATTGGGCAAAACCCCTGCTACTACTGAAATAGCAGGATCATCGTCATCATCTACTACTAACACAATCAAAGAAATTTATTCAATGAATACAGAAATTATGGAATTGCTTGCAGGTAAATTGGATACTATGATTTCAAAACTATCAGATAGTAATGACACCCAATCAAAATTATTAATGTATTCTAGGGTTTAACGCTAAATACTAGATAATATTATGACCTACAAAAAACGTTTTACGAATAAAAGTGGTATCTCTAGCCCAATTGGTGGCGGAAATAGCAATCCTGGTGCCTGGAACGGTAGCCCAGGACAAAACGGTTCATCAACCGGCGGTTGGAATAACCATGAAATGGGCTATAAAAACTACATGAGTAGACTTCCAGAAGTCTATACCGGTCATCCAAATCGCATTGAACGATATAATCAATATGAAATGATGGACGTTGATGCTGAAATCAACGCATGTTTAGATATCATTTCAGAATTCAGTACACAGAAAAACGAACATAATGATACACCATTCAATCTAGCATTTACTGAGGATCCAACTCCTCATGAAGTAGAATTGCTAAAGACACAATTACAACAATGGTGTAAACTAAACGAATTTGGAACAAGAACCTTCAAAATATTCCGTAATACAATCAAGTACGGTGATCAAGTATTCGTAAGAGATCCAGAAAACTTCAAACTATACTGGATTGATAATACTAAAGTTATTAAGGTTATTGTTAACGAAAGTGAAGGTAAGAAGCCTGAACAATATGTTATCAAAGACATTAACATCAACTTACAGAATCTTACTGTAGCACAGAAAACTAATTCAGACTTTGCTGCTAATCCGGCTACTGGTATGGGTGGTACTGGTGGAGGCGGGGCAGGAGGCGGTTACACAGTTCCAGCTATGCCCTACAACACTACTGGCAGTCGTTTTACATTAGGACAAAGTGAAAGTGCAATTGACGCCAAACACATTGTTCATTTAAGTTTAACTGAAGGATTAGATAGATTCTGGCCCTTTGGTCAATCAATATTAGAGAATATTTTTAAAGTTTATAAACAAAAAGAACTATTAGAAGATGCTGTTCTTATCTATCGTGTACAACGTGCTCCAGAACGTAGAATGTTTAAGATTGACGTTGGTAACATGCCAAGTCATTTGGCTATGGCTTTCGTTGAACGTATTAAAAATGAGATACATCAAAGACGTATCCCATCAGTTCACGGCGGGTCAGCTATTGTTGATGCTACCTACAATCCATTATCAATGAATGAGGATTACTTCTTTCCAGTCACCGCAGACGGTAGAGGAAGTAGTGTTGAAGTATTGCCCGGTGGTCAAAATCTTGGTGAAATTGATGACTTGAAATACTTTAATAATCGTTTGGCACGTGGTTTACGTGTTCCAAGTTCATACTTACCAACTGGTCCTGATGATAATACTACTCCAATGAACGACGGTAGAGTTGGAACAGCAATGATACAAGAGTTTCGTTTCAATCAATATTGCGAACGACTACAGAAATATTTGAGCCATAAGTTAGATGAAGAATTTAAGTTATTCTTGCGTTGGAGAGGTTTCAATATTGATAGTGGATTGTTTACATTAGAATTTAATCCACCTCAAAATTTTGCAGCTTATCGTCAAAGTGAATTAGATACCTCACGAGTAACTACATTTGCTAGTATGGAAGCATTTCCTTATATTAGTAAACGCTTTGCATTAGAACGATTCTTGGGATTAAGTGAAGAAGAAATCAACAAGAATGAAAAGATGTGGCGTGAAGAAAATGGTAAAGATACGGATACTGAAGTAGCAAGTAGCGACTTACGTAATATTGGTGTTAGTGCAGGTGATATAGATAGTGATTTAGAAACAGCAGATAATATTGAAAACGCACCTGAAGAGGGAGACGAAAGTGGTCCAGAAGTAGCAGGACCGGTTACTGATGCTGGAAATACCCCAGGTGGAATGCCAGCACCTACTGGTAATGCAATGTAAGATAAATACTATTCTATGAGACTTATGGAAATGTTTAATCCCGCCGTAGAAGGCTACCAAGATGTTGCTGCGGACAACAGCAAACCAAAGTGGAAAGAAAGCCGCAAAACAAAATTAACACTAAGACAGATACGCAAACTTAGAAAAATGTTGGATGTTAGGCAGTTTGAAAAGGCAAAGTATATCAAAAAAGTACACGAACAATATGGCGTAAAGCCTGAAGCCGGCGCCCCAGCTTAAAATCTCTATATCTCTCCTAAAAATGCAAAAAATGCTATCTTATTGAGCATTTTTTAATTGTATAGCATAAGTACAATACACAAAGCCATTACTTAGGAGAAACAAACAATGGACCACAAAAAATTTGAAACACTTATTGATTTGATTATCAATGAGAATGAAGAACAAGCTCGTGCATTATTTCATGATATCGTAGTTGAAAAAAGCCGCGAAATCTATGAAGATATCATGTCCGACGAAATGGATGAAGGCATGGATCCCGGCGGCCAAGTAGGTCAGATGATGGATGAAATCTCTGCTGAAGAAGAAGGCATGACCGAAGAAGAAGACGAAGAAATTGACTTTGATGACGAAGGTGATGAAGATATCATCGACATGGATTCTGATGATGAAATGGATCACTCAGAAGAAGGTGAAGAAGATCGTCTAGTAAGCATTGAAGATAAGTTAGACCAATTGATGGCTGAATTTGAGCAAATCATGGGCAACAATGATGACGAAATGGCTGATGATGAAATGGCTGATGCTGATGACGAAATGGCTATGGGTGACGAAGAAATGGCCGGTGCTGAAGAAGAATCAGCTATGATGGAAGCAATTACTTTGAAGAAAGTATCTGTTACACACGGTGACAACGGTCAAAACACAAAAAGCACAAGTTTACAAAACAGTGGACAAGCTGGAATGGATAGTCGTCCAGTAAAGTTCAGCGGTGCTAGTGAAGCAGTTCCAACAAGTCCTAAAGGACCTAGCAACTTCTACTCAAAAGGCGAAGGACAAGTAAAAGGTGCTAACAATTGGAAAAACGCTCCAGCACAAAATAATGCTGACTTAGAAAAGGCTCCGGCTCCGTCTAAGTCACAAGCTAGTGGTACAAACACCAAGAGCCCTGTAGCTGAATCACGTAAGCCAGTAAAACGTATTATTAAGTAAGGAATCTGAGAGAATGGCTTTGTATCTCCGATTAAAAGATCGTTTGAGTGCTAATACTCAAGCGTTCTTGTACAAATGGACCCACATACCTACACAAAAATGGTATGTGGGATCCCGTACTGCGGTAGGATGCCATATTGATGATGGGTATATCTGTTCAAGTATTGAAGTCTATTCAATGATTGTTGAAAATAAATCTGAATGGGAGCGTGCTGTTTTATGTATAAGTGAACCAACTGAAATAGTTAAACTTGAAGCTGGTTATCTTAAATTATTAGATGCCAAGAATGATCCCATGAGTTTCAATAGACATAACGGTGATGGTAAGTTTACTACTACTGGAAGAAAAGAACCAGCAGCAGCAAAACAACGAAGAATACAAAAACTTATAGGTAAAAAGAAACCTGAAGGTTTTGGTAATAACGTTAGTTCTATTAGAACCGGAATGAAGTTTGACGATGAGTGGTGCAAAAATATAGGCAAAGCAAGTTTGGGTAGAATTCAAAGTTCTCATGCTAGAAAAAAGAATAGTGAAAAGAATTCTGGTAAAAATAATCCCTCATTTACAGGATATTATATTTCACCTAATAAGATCCAATTTGATTCATCAAGAAAAGCAGCCAAAGAGTTTAATGTAACAAGACATACTATTGTAAATTGGTCCAAAAATAATAAGAATGGTTGGGTATTCCAACCGAAAGAGACAATATGACTACATATCTTAAAGAACATTTAACTTTTGCTAAAGCCGGAATTGTAGTTGAATCAGAGCAAGCGGGTGATAAAAAGAACTTGTATATGAAAGGAATTTTTATACAAGGTGGCGTAAAGAATGCTAACGAGCGTATTTACCCCGTTTCCGAAATTGAATCCGCTGTACAAACATTAAACGAACAGATTACCGATGGTCATTCAGTATTAGGTGAAGTAGATCACCCAGATGACTTAAAAATCAACCTAGATCGTGTATCACATATGATTACAGGCATGTGGATGGACGGTGCTAACGGGTTCGGAAAGTTAAAGATATTACCAACTCCAATGGGGCAACTAGTTGCTACTATGTTGGAGAGTGGTGTCAAACTCGGCGTTTCAAG